ACGCGCAAGCCGGTCAGGCTAAACGATGTGACAGATCTCGTCCGTGAGCAGCTATTCGACGCGGATTTGCAAGGGAATGATCTTAACGTTTTCACGTATGAAACCGCCAGGAAGATGGTGCGTTACGGGCACGTTGGCGTGCTTGTGGATGCTCCTGCTGCTGGTGAAAATGGAAGACCATATTGGGCAAGTTATACCCCGCGTGAAATCTTAGGCTGGCGCACTGAAGTTGTAGAGGGCGCTCAAAAGCTAATGATGCTACGTCTTCTGGAAAAGGTTATCGTGCCCGATGGTTTGTATGGCGAGAAGGCGATTGAACAGGTCCGCGTGCTGACGCCTGGTGGCTTTGAGCTGCATCGCAAAAATACGAAGGGCGCATTTGAGATCCACGACAGCGGTACAACAACCCTCGATGACATCCCATTTTCTGTTGCCTATTCAAATCGCGTGAATTTTATGGAATCACGCCCGCCGCTAGAAGATATTGGTGAGCTAAACCTTAAAGCGTATCAAGTGCAATCTGATCTAGACAATCAGTTGCATATCTCAGCGGTGCCAATGCTTGCGTTTTTTGGCTTTCCAATGGCAGGCGAGGAAGTATCAGCCGGTCCTGGTGAGGCGATTAGTTTCCCCGCTGAAGGCAACGCTCGATACATTGAGCCCGACGGCAAGAGTTTTGAGGCGCAGTTCAAAAGGCTTGATCAGGTAGCTGGGCAGATTAATGAGCTGGGCTTGTCTGCTGTATTGGGTCAAAAGCTAAGTGCTGAGACTGCAGAAGCCAAGAGGATTGATCGCAGTCAGGGCGATAGCACCATGATGGTGATTGCTCAAAATATGCAGGATCTAATTGATAACTGCCTGGTATACCACGCTCGGTATCTCAACGTACCGCAGGCTGGCAGCTCATATGTCAACCGTGACTTCCTGGGTGGCAAGCTGGAGCCACAGGAGATCCAGTCACTGCTGGCGCTTTACACCGCAGGCACGATTACGCAAAAGACGCTGTTGGATCAGTTGTATGAAGGCGAGGTGCTAGGCGATGAGTTTGACGTAGAAGAGGAACTAGAGGCAACGCAAAGTGGTGGGTTGATAGAGATGAACCAGCCAGAGCCTGTTGGCAATCGACTGATGCCAGAAGAATCGGCAGAACCAGAAGATGTCAATGAGATGCCCGAGTAATGGGACCACTATTCAAGCTGTTGCTAATGGGATCAAATGGACCACGGCGACAGCAGCTTTCTTGCAGCCGCAAGGAAATGGTCGATGATGTTTTTGCTGTAATTAGGCTTGCGTGGTTTCGTGAAGGCAAATTGTATGGCGTTGAAGAATTACAGGTAATTAGTGAGTGCAAGGATAAAATCAGCGTAGTTCAGTTGCTAGTTCATGAAGCGTTGAAAGCTGGCGCTGATGTTTCTGTATTGTCGGCATGTCATCCAACAGCACTCGGCTTTAAGTAATGGCTACACCGTCTAGCTTTTACCGCAATGCGATTGATCTCAATCGTTATAGCAACAGTGTGGCGCGTCAGATCGTTGTTGTTTATAACGACATCATCATTGATTCTGTTAATCAACTTCGCACGATAGATGAGCTATCGGCACCGGCTAAAGCTGCCAGGCTAAGGACTATTTTGGCGCAACTCAAAGAATCACTTGATACATGGTCAGGCGCCAGCGTGCAGACTCTTGCCGGTGAATTGCAAGGGCTAGCATTACTGCAATCTGATTTCGTAACCAACGAGCTTAAACAGCTTTTACCACGCGGCAGTCAAAGCGCAGTTAATACGGTGGAGATCAGCCCTCAGTTTGCTCAATCAGTTGTCAGTGTAGATCCGACGCAAATCAACGTTGTGGCATTGAGTGATGATCTTACTGCTGCTGTTACAGGCGCACCGCAAACCTTTTCATTGACTGCGGCAAAAGGCGCCACGATTACTTTGCCAAACGGCGAGGTCATACAAAAAGCATTTAGAGGGATCGCAGTAGATCAGGCTGAGAGATTTAACCAAGTGATCCGTCAGGGGCTTTTAGCAGGTGAACCAATTCCTGCGATAGCAAAGCGTTTGATTGGCAATCTGCAGTTTGGCGAACGTGCAAAAACGTTGCGTCAACTTGTGCAAGCGGGTGGGCAGGCAACTGCTACAGCGATTAATCAAATTGTTACGTTAGTACGCACAAGTATCAACCAAGTCGCTAATGCAGCAAGTCAGCAGGTTTACGAAGCAAACCAAGATATTACAAAAAAATATAGATACGTGGCTACATTAGACACACGAACGTCAGCAATCTGTAGATCACTAGACGGCAAAGTGTTTGTTTATGGTAAAGGACCAACGCCACCACAACATTTCAACTGCAGGTCTACTACCGTGCCGGTGATTGATGAAAAGAATTTAGAGCGCATGGGTATTCGATCACCAGAAGAGGTTATTGGCAAAGGAAGGCGAGCGGCTATGGGTGGAACGGTGCCGGCTGATACAACCTATGGTGAATGGCTGCAGAAGCAGAGCAAAAAAACCCAAGGAGAGGTGCTTGGTCCTAGTAAAGTCCCATATTTTGAGCTACTGTCAAAAAAGTACGGACCACAGCAGGCGCTTGCAAAACTTGTTAGCACCGATGGTTCAGAACTAACCCTCAAGCAACTTCAACAGCGTTATGGATCAACCTGATTTAAGGCATTTTGGCAACGGCTGGATCTTCAGTGATCCAGTAATGGTTTTAACAGGCGCGGCATGGGTGCCTGCGGTTTTTACGCATCAAGGATGGATGACTCGTGATTTTACCGCTAAGATTAATTCAGTAACAGAATGGCAGTATGGTGAAAAACTCAAGCAAAGCCGAAAAGAAAATCAGCAAAGTAATGAAGGAGTACAAAGCCGGGGAACTGAAATCGGGTCAACCGGGCAAAGGAAAAGGACCAGTCGTAAAAAGCCGTAAGCAGGCTATTGCGATTGCACTAAGCGAGGCTGGCAAAGCACGGAAGCAAAAACCAAAAGCCAAGTAGCATGGCAGGGTAGCTGCCTGCAAGCAGATGCCTAAGTACACCGGACCAGCTAAGCCGCAAAAACCTATGGGCAAAAAGGGAGGCAAGAAAAAGTAATGGCTGGCAAGCAACGCCGCGTACCCAAAGACAAGGCGACCGGCTTGCCGAAGAAGTACCTTAGCGGCGCCAAGAACAAGAGCGCCAAAGCCCGCGAAATCAAAAGCACCGCTGAGGCATACAAACGCGGCGAGTTCATCGACATCCGCGCCATTTCCAAATCCAGGACCGAACAAGGTGGCAAGCGCAAAACCCCTAAGCGAGGCAACTAAAAAAGCCCTCCGCGCCAAAGCTGAAGGCACCCGCTTCAGCTACGGCGAACTCGCCGCAGTTTATCGTCGCGGCCAAGGCGCCTACCTATCCAGCGGCTCGCGCAACGTCTCAATGGCTGCCTGGGCCATGGGTCGCGTCAACAGCTACGTCTCCGGCAAAGGCGGCGCCCGCAAAGCCGACAGCGACATCTATAAAAAAGCGCGAGGCTAAACCCCAGTGGCCACCGGAACCGGCACCATCCACGATGGCGAACTAACCATCTACGACGCCGGCACCCGCACCACAGCGGGCTACTTCACCACCATTGACGCCACAGCAAACTACTGGTCATTCCAAATCACCGTCACCAGCCACACCAGCGGCAACATCAACTTTGATTTTGAAGGCAGCCTGGATGGAACGAACTGGGGCCATATCACTGTCGCCACCAAACACGCCAGCAACCTAACAATCAACGACAACATCACAGTCCTGTATTTCGCAACAGGCAGCCCTTGCCGCTACATCCGCGCCCATATCACGTCTATGCCAGCCGGCCCAACAGTTGCCTGCAAGATCGGTGCAATGTAATGACCATCCAAACCATTACAGGCAGCTGCTTCCACATCGAAATTGACGGCGAGGAAGGCACCACCCAAGCCACATTTACCTTCAAAACCCCCTCCGTACCCGAAACCTTGGGCGGCTTCATTACGATGCTGGCACACGGCATCGAAATCCTGGTGCCCATCGCTGACCCTAACGACGAG